CTGGTCGACACGCTCAAGGCTGCCGTGGCCGGCACGCGTCTGCGCGTACAGGATCTGCCGGGAGACTGGGACGACGACATGCTGCGCCGCCTGCTGGAGCTGGCGCCCTGTGTGCTGGTCAGTTTCAGCGGTGGCCAGGTGCCGCGCCGCGGCGCCACGCGGGCCATCATCGACAGCGGCTGGCTGGTCTACGTGGTCACGTCGCACCCCAGCGGCGAGCAGGCCCGACGGCGCGGCAACGCGCAGGCCATCGGCGCCTACGAGGTGATCTCGCGCCTCATCGTGCCGCTGCTGCACGGTCACACGGTGCCCGGCGTCGGCACGCTGGAGCTGTCGGGCATTCAAGACCTGTTCACCGGCGCCGTGGAGCGCCAGGGCCTGGCCGTGTACGCCTGCGCCTTCAACATGCCGATGGGCTTCGATGTCGCCGTCGACGGCGCGCTGGGCGACTTCGCCACCTTCGCGGCCCAGCTGGACATCCCGCCCCATGCGCCGCAGGCCACGCACACCGAGTGGCTGGCCGGCAACTACGCCAACGGCCGCCCTGACGCCCAGGACACCGTGACCCTTCCCACCACCTGAGAGCCGAGATGAACGACGAGACCGTCCGCCTCCTGCCCGCCCGCGCCGGCGTGACCGTGCGCGACCCCATCACGCGCGAGCCGCTGCCGGCCGAGGGCGCCGAGAAGCCGCTGGACACCTACTGGAGCCGCCGCCTGGTCGACGGCGACGTGATGGTGGCCCCGGCCGCTCCTGCGCCTGCCCCCGTCGCCCGCCCGCCGCGCAACGCTTCCAGCACCAACGACTGACCGGAGACCCCATGTCCATCAGCTTCAACAGCATCCCGATCAACATCCGCACGCCGGGCCAGTACATCGAGTTCGACAACTCGCGTGCGCTGCAGGGCCTGCCGGCCATGCGCCACAAGATCCTGGTGATCGGCCAGCGCCTCGGCACCGGCGGCGTGGCGGCCGGCGTGCCCACGCGCATCCTGAGCGCGGCCCAGGCCGAGGCCGCCTTCGGCCGCGGCGCCATGCTCACGGCCATGCTGGCCGCGCTGAAGGCGGCCAACAGCTACACCGAGTGCTGGGCCGTGGCGCTCGACGACAACGGCGCCGGCGCCGCGGCGACGGGCACGGTGACGATCAGCGGCGCCCCCACCGAGGCCGGCACGCTCAACACCTACATCGGCGGCCAGCTGGTGCAGGTCGGCGTGGCCAGCGGCGCCACGGCCGCCAGCCTGGCCACGGCGCTCGCCGCCGCGGTGAACGCCGACACCACGCTGCCCGTCACCGCCGCGGCCGTGGGCACCGTCGTCTCGCTCAGCGCCCGCCACAAGGGCGAGGTGCCCAACGGCATCGACATCCGCGTCAACTTCTACAGCGGCGAGCGCACGCCCAAGGGCCTGGCCACGGCTGTGACCGGCATGACCGGCGGCACCGCCAACCCGGATGTGCAGGCCGCCATCACGGCCATCGGCGACGAGCAGTTCAACACCATCGTCACGCCGTTCACCGACGCCGCCAACCTCGGCAAGGTCGAGGCCCTGCTGGCCCTGCGCTGGGGGCCGCTGGTGCAGAAGGAAGGCCAGGCCTTCACCGCCGTGGCCGGCACGCTGGCCGCATCCACCACGCTGGGCGCCACGCGCAACAGCCCGCACCTCACCATCATGGGCGCCGGCAAGAGCCCGACCCCCACCTACGTGTGGGCCGCCGTGGCCGCGGCCGTGGATGCCTACGAGCCCGACCCGGCCCGCCCGCGCCAGACGCTGCCGCTGCCGGGCCTGATGCCGCCGGCCACGGGCGACCGCTGGACGCGCGACGAGCGCAACCTGGCGCTGTTCGACGGCATCGCCACCACGGTGGTCGATGCCGGCGGCCTGGTGCTCATCGAGCGGCTGATCACCACCTACCAGACCAACGCCTACGGCGTCGACGATGCCTCCTACCTGGACATCGAGACCATGCGGACGCTGGCCTATCTGCGCCTCACGGTGCGCGCCCGCATCGCCACCAAGTTCCCGCGCCACAAGCTCGCGGCCGACGGCACGCAGTTCGGCCCCGGCCAGGCCATCGTCACGCCCAACATCATCCGCGCCGAGCTGGTGGCCCTGTTCATGGACTGGATGGACGCCGGCCTGGCCGAGGGCCTGGAGCAGTTCAAGCGCGACCTGCTGGTGCAGCGCAGCGCCACCGATCCCAACCGCGTCGACGCCGTCATCCCGCCCGACGTGATCAACCAGTTCCGCGTGTTCGCGGCGCAGGTTCAGTTCCGGCTGTGAACGGTTTTAACCCCTGTTAAAGGACGCGCACAGCGATGCAGATGACCATTCGCAACAACGAGCCGCAGGGCTCGCCCAAGCGCCTGGCGGTGCTGGTGGTCACGGCGGGCGCCGTGACCGACCAGGAGCGCCGCCACACCCTGGCCCCGGGCCAGGAGGTGGCCGTCGAGGTCAATGCCGGCCAGTTCGTGATGGCCGACGAGAAGGAGGACTGAACCATGCCCATGACGCACTCACGTGCCCAGATCAAGGTCAACGGCGGCCTGCTGGAAACGCTGCCCGGCCCCAAGCTCAAGCTGGGCGGCAACAAGCGCAGCCCGGTGGTCGGCAACCGCGGCCTGATCGGCTACAGCGAGGCCACCGAGCCGGCCGAGCTGGACTGCGAGATCGCGCTGACGCCCGGCACGAGCCTGGCGCAGCTGCGCGACATCACCGACGCCACGCTCACCTACGAGGCCGACACCGGCCAGACCTACGTCGTGCGCAACGCCTTCGTGACCGAGGCCATCGAGGTCAGCGCCGGCGACGGCGGCAAGGTGGCGCTGAAGTTCTCGGGCGACCCGGCGCAGGAGATGGGCGTATGAGTGGCGATGTGAAGCAGGACCAGCACTACACGCTGCTGGTGCCGGTCGACCTGAAGACCAAGTCGGGCGAGGTGCTGGAGCGCATCACCGAGCTGACCTTCAGGCGCCTGAAGGGCGCGGATGCGCGCAAGGTGCTGAACGCCAAGGACAAGGGCACCGGCGAATTCGTCACGGCCCTGGTGTGCGCCAGCGCCGGCATTCCGCCGAGCACCTTCGACCAGCTCGACGCGGCCGACATCTTCAAGGCCGGGGAGCTGGCGTCGGATTTTTTCGGAGTGTCCCAGGCAACCTGATCGAGGTCATGGCCGACCTGGCCTACGTCTTCCATTGGCCGCCCAGCGAGCTGGACGCGCTGACGATGGATGAGCTTGAGGCCTGGCACAGCCAGGCCTTGCGCCTGATGAAGCAAGCCAACGGCAACCGCTGAACACACGACATGCTCAAGCTCCAGTTCACCATCGACGCGGTCGACAAGGCCACGGCCAAGCTCACCGGCATCAACAAGGCCGTGGAGCAGTCCGTCGAGCGGGTGACCGAGCCCTATCGCAAGCTGCGCGCATCGATCAACGGCCTGGTCGAGAACAGCGGGCTCGACAAGGTCAAGGACGCGTGGGCGGGGCTCAAGGACCAGATCATGAAGCTGCCCGGCGTGGCGGCGCTGTCGCTGGCCGGTGCGTTCGCGGTGATGCACCGGACCATCGACTCCATCGACCGCACGGTGGACGCCTCGCGCAAGCTCAACGTGCCCATCCAGCAGTTCCAGCGCCTGGGCTATGTGGCGGCCGTCAGCGGCAGCAGCGAGGAGGAAATGGCCTCTTCGCTGCAGTTCCTCTCGCAGAACATGGTCGAGGCCGCCAGCGGCAGCAAGGACGCGCAGCTGTGGTTCACACGGGTCGGCCTGTCGGTGCAGAAGCTGCGCAAGATGAACGCCGTGCAGGTGTTCGAGGCCATCGCCGACAAGTTCGAGAAGGTGGGCGACGCCGGGCAGAACGCCGAGAAGAAGATCGCGCTCACGCGCGCCCTGATGGGCCGCGGCGGCGCCGAGATGATCCAGATGCTCAACCAGGGCAGCGGGGCCTTCAAGGCGCTGTACGACGAGGCCGACAAATACGGCACGCTGAACGACAAGCAGGCGGCCGAGTTCAAGGAATCCGCCGACAACATAAAGCGCTTCGAGTTCAGCCTGCGCGGGCTGTTCGCGGCCGTCACGCTGATCGCGCTGCCGGGGCTGGACGCGATGCTGAAAAAGGTCGCCGACATGAACGCCGCCAGCCGCAAGGAGCTGGGCGAGAAGATCGGCCGCTTCCTCGGCGCCATCATCGAGAAGACGCCCAAGGTGCTGGCCTCGATGGGCCAGATCGCCAAGGGCCTGGTCGTGCTGCTGGGCGTGCTGGACCGCGTGGCCCAGACCTTTGGCGGCTGGGGCACGCTGATGGTGGTGTTCGCTTCGGTGACCGCTGCCAAGGGCGTGTTGGCCATCTTCGAGCTGGTGAAGGCGCTGGGAATCCTGAGCAGCGCGCTGCTGGTAACGCCGGTGGGTTGGTTCCTGCTGGCCGTGGGCGCCATTGCTGGTCTGGCCTACTTCATCTACAAGAACTGGGAGCCCATCAAGCAGTGGTTCACGGAACTGTGGGACGGCATCCTGGCCTCCTTCAACCGCGTGAAGGAAGCGCTCAGCGGCGGCCTGCCGGGCTGGATCGGCGGCGCGATGAGCCACTTCTTCAACGTCAGCGCAGGGCCGGTGCAGCCGAGCGCCGTGCCGCAGGCCGCGGCGGGCCAAAAGGCCCAGGTGGGCGGCACGCTCAAGATCCAGATCGACGCCGACGGCAAGCCCAGCGTGGCCGAGCTGCGCAAGGCGCCGGGCAGCGCGATGGACTTTGATGTCTACAGCGGCCCGAACTTCGCGGGGGCCATGTGACCGCCTGGCGCGACCAGCTGCAGCCCGCCAGCTTCCGCGGCGTGCCGTTCTTCGTGGACAGCCACGAGACGGCGCTGGGCCGCCGCGTGCAGCTGCACGAGTTCCCGCTGCGCGACAAGCCCTACGCCGAAGACCTCGGCCGCAAGGCCCGCGCCATCTCGATCACGGCCTATGTGATCGGGCCGGGCTACATGGCGGCGCGCGACCAGCTGGCCAGGGCCATCGAAGAGGCGGGCGCCGGCTCGCTGGTGCACCCCTACCTCGGCGAGATGAGCTGCACCGTCACCGACTGCAAGCTCAGCGAGAGCACGGCCGAGGGCGGCAAGGCCAGCTTCACCATCAGCCTGGTGGAGGCCGGCGCCAAGCTGTTCACGACGGCGGCCGAGAGCACGGGTGCCACGGCGGCGGCGCGGGCAGACTATGCGCTTCAGGCTGCACAAGCCGGCTTCGAGAACCGTTTCGCCGTGCGAGGCAGGCCGGCCTTCGTGGCCCAGGCCAGCGCCGGCATCTTCAGCCAGGCGCTCAACGTCATCCAGGCATCCAGCGGTCTGGTGCGTGGCACGCCGACCAGCGAAGCCGAGCTGCAGCGCGACATCGACGCGCAGCGCCGAGACCCGGTCGGCCTCGTCTACAACCCGGACGCGACGGCCCGGTCGCTGGTAGGCAACATCAAGGCGCTGGTGCGCAGCGTGGCGCAGACGCCGGCGGACTCGCTCAGCCTGGCGCGCACCCTCTACCGCTTCGGCGCCGACCTGCCGCTCACCGTGCCGGCCACCACCAGCCGCAAGGCCCAGGCCGCCAACCAGGCCGAGCTGCTGCGCCTGGTGCGCGTGACGGCGCTGGCCGAGGGCGCCCGCGCCGCGGCACGCGTGGAGTTCGACAGCTACCAGGCCGCCACGGCCGCGCGCGACGAGCTGGTCGACGGGCTGACCGACGCGATGGAGCAACCCGACATCGCCGACGACGTCTACGACGCACTGCGCGGCCTGCGCTCGGCCGTGGTGCGCGACATCACCGCACGCGGCGCC